GTGTAATTTTTTTTACCAAATCATCAGTAAACATATCGGCTATATCATTCACTGTATCCGGTGTCACACAAAATATGCGAAAATAATACATTAAATTGTCTTGTAGATGCTCCATTGCTTTAAGTCCAGCTTTATCGTTATCGAACGCTAGTATCAGAGTAAGTGCGCCCGCATTCTGTAGCATTAATCTTTGATGCTTTGACATACTTATACCGCACAAAGCCACGCTATTCCGTATATCTGCCGTTTCGCAGGCCCATACATCCCCCGGACCTTCGCAAACTATAGCCGCGCCAGTCTTCTGAATCCATGACTTAGCATGCCATATATTATATAAAGCCAATTCACTTCTAAAGTCTTTTGAGTGTTTCCACTTGGTATAAGCCGACAGATACTCTTGGTCCGGACATCTATGTCGGTCTTGGTCGTGATATGTACCACATTCGCTACACTGATCATATATGCTTCTGCCAGACCACCCTATTACATATCGACCATTATAATCTAATACGGGGAAAAATGATCTTTTATACATCGGCTTACCACGGGTTTCACATGAAGATATGTGGTATTTTGCTATTATATCCCTAGATACCCCACGATTTGGGTAATATGTAGTATCTTCCTGTAATCTTGACACAATAGAAGACAATGGTAGACCCTGGTCAATAGTTTGTTTTTTCTGATTGCGATGTTGTTTCAGTAGTTTAAATATTTCTATATCCTGTGAATCTGTCTGTCCGTCGTGGCTGATCTTCAAACCCAATACGTGTGCTACGAAACACACCGATTGATAAAAACTCCATTTTTTTTCTGTTTTGCGACCCATTGTCCCCCTGACTAATCCGAATATACTGTTAGACGGTCCTGTAATTGGATCTTTGTGACATTCTCTTGTCTTGCATTGCCAGTGGCCAGATCGCATAGCCCAAAACATAGCCCTTTGGTTGTCGCCACCATGAACAGGGCATGAAGCTTGAAGGTAATCGTTCCTTTCTGTGTAGTCCATCCCAAGAGCATCTAGCAGTTCTGTAATGCGCTCGCATGCGCGGTTTTGTATAAATTCGATGTCTTGTTCTGTGAATTTAGGCATCCCTAACCCATCATACTTGATTGTGTCACCATTGAAAATGTTTGCCCTTCGGCCAATTTGCCTATTTCTAGTTCATTTACAATGTTTATATATTCGCCACTCTCCATGCCAGGGCCATATCTAGTATCTGTTACCACCAATTTTTTGGTACCATTAGATGGTGGGTCTTCATTCAATTCGGTTTGTGTTTTCTTCTTTAGAATCGTAAAATTAGAACATAACCAAACTATTCTATCTGATCCAGAAACTACTTCTGCACCTTCTCTCTCAACACCGTCACGATTAAGTTGAACAGTAGCTAAAACTGGCAGTTTGTATTTAACTGCAAAATTATGTAGTGCTGTTATCAAAAAGCCAAGCAATTGATATTCCTGAACGTTTCCCTTCAAACCACCATCGTCCATTAGTTTTAAGTAATCATATATTATCAAACATGGTTTGGCACATCCACTGTCCGTAAAACCGACAGTTTTCGATAACCATCTTCTGGCAATGGACATTATTGCTTGAGGAGTTAAGCCAGCCACAGAAAAATGATCGATATCTAATTTCTTAATATTCGCTTGTGACTCCCATAGCGCATCAGATTCATGTTGATTTTTTACGAACTGTCCAGTCTCTACGTGATTTAATTCAACACCCGATACAAGAGATGCTAGTCGGTGCAACTGCGTATCGCTCGTTAGTTCTGTGTCTAAATACAAAACTGGTATACCATTTTCTGCCATATTTTTTGCTACATTGATACAGAAAAAGCTGTTATGACTTACCATTCCATTCGTAATGAAACTGTGTCCATCTGGTATATAAAAATCCGATGTCCACTCCTTGTCTGATAATAGTGAATGTATCGGATCAAACAATAGATGCGGATCTATAATTGTTTTAATCTCCTGATATTCTGGCAAATAGTCATATATTGACAATTGATTTAATAGTTTTTGAACTACATCTCTTCTAGCTTTCCTGGTCCCTCTAATCCAGCGGTTAACGTTATCTCGCATATTGACTCTTCGTCCTGGCAAAAAAAAGCCTCTGTGTTTTTGGATTGCCCTTTTGAGTGCTAACAGCGGCACCTTTAGGTTTGGTATCACATCATTTTTGGTGGAAGACGGTTTTTCGCAAAATGAATTAAGTAATTTTTGCTTCCTTTCGATACCAAATCCTATCAGATCGCGGAAAATAATTGCTGATTCTACGTTTTGTATTGCAATCTCCCAATACACATTGGGTTTTGTGTGTCCGGGTGGGACTATATGTCTTATTCTGGTTTTTGACAATATTCCTAAATTCAACAACATTGCCTTTAGTTGAATAGCTAGTTTTTGTGAATTTGTAGTAGCTGTTACTCCTCTTTTTTCTACACAACCATCAGCATCAAAATATCCACGTAAAGCCCGACAAACAATTTCTTCTTTACATGTTCTAATAGTCGTAGGAAAAATTTTGCGATTATTTTCATCATAAAATCCCAATGATAATATTTTTTTTGCAATTTTCACCCTATTGCATCTTATATGGAATTTGTTTTCTGTTCCTATGTCACCGCCACAACGACCAATAAATGTTCTAAATTGCTCTCGGCAGTGTCCATTAATTGAAGCTAGTTCGACGATTGTATCGTTTATACAACCATCGCCAACCAACAATCCAATAACATATGCGTCATTTATGTCGATAGTAGCACTACCCCAGTATCTATCCCCTCTTCTACACACTAAATAATCTTTTGACTTCAAATCTTCTGTGTTCTTCCATTTGATTTTTCCATCGGTATCTAGAATTTGCACAGGGTGGTTTGGGGTTGCCGACAAGGTATTCCCATATTTGGTTTGTATCTTAATTACATCAACAAAACCATTATTCCACCAATACTCGGGTTGTTTTTCATCGCCATTTGAATTCAGTAATCTCAAATCCGAACTACATAATTGTGGTAATGCTTGTTGGAAATTTGTGGATTTAGCGCAATACATTTCGTATGGCATTAAAATACCAAGGTTAGTCAATACTACCGTACTGAAGGAACCGTGACATTTTCCAATTTTCGGCCTAGCGCCAATAACGTTCACAGTAGCAGGACGTAAGCCACCACCTATTGCTATATCCCACTTAGTAAAACCAGTGGGAAGACCTACAATGTCTTGCGGTGTTGTGGCTAACGATTGCATGACATGCTGGAATGAATCTCCTAGTGAAACCACACCTGCGGTTTGGGATACGGTGTTCCCCGTAAATTCGAATATGGGTTCTTCGATGGCACTAATAATTTCATCTACACCTTCTGCTCCAGTTATCGATGTTAAGGTTTTTTGTATTTTAGTTACAGCAAGATATCCCTGTCTAGCTAATGATAATTTGTATATTGCTATAACCATAGCCTGAACGTTATCCCGAGACAGACCAGTTTCATCTATTATTGATGTCAAATACTCAGTGTGTTTTCCTCCAGCGGCAAAAGAGGCATATCCCAAAATCCTGGCAGTAGCCTGTATGCTAGGTAAATCAAATGTTTTTGTATCTTCTTTGTGAACCATGTGTGAAAAAATTGCAAACAATTCCTGATTATATTTCCAGTATAAATCTTTAACATTGATGATATCTTCTACTTCGAAGAAACAATCAGAACCATACGTAGCTATGCCCGCCATGACGGCTCGTTCCATGCCAGAGTCTTGTAGTATAGCATTTTGTTTATTGCGCATTATGACATTCGACCCTTTTTAGCATTTAAACATTGCTGACATTTTTGTCCCATCTTACCATCAGATCTACTAGAATCAAACTCTTTATCACATTCGTTGCATTTAACCTTGTATTGTTTATGGGTTGGTCTATTGAGTTTAACTTTGCGATCTTTTGTCTTTTCTGCTCGTATTGTATTGGCCCGAACTTCTGTCGGATCAATTTCGTTTGTAATAAAAACAGTTTTGCCAACTACAGATTCTGTTACTTGTGTTACTGATGGTGTCTCATCCATTATACGCTCTGTATCATTTTTCTTTGTTGTTTTTTTAGTTTTTTTCTGGGTAATTTTCTTTTTGGTTTTTTGAGGTAAATTTATGGTATTATCAAAATATTTGACGATATTTTGGATTTTAGATATCATTTCTGGCGGTGTTAATTCAACTTCATTTGAATCACTACATGGAGGAGCTATCCATTCTCCAGTTATTTTTTCAAAACCATTGCACACCTGTTGCCAATCGCCATCTATAATTCCATTCTTAATTATATCTAACGGATTCATATATTTGTTCCTTCATTATATCTAGCTCTTACTAACCCATTAATACTCTGACATATTACCTCGATGCGTCTGGCTAGATATTGTATCCTTTCTAATCTAAGGCTAGCCTTTTTTATCCATTGATTCAATTTAGACCTATCGTCGCATGATAATATTTGCTGAATTTTATCAGCCCATTTTAAAAAAGTATTACACTCATTAACTTTCTGTTGTAGAAATAATGCATATTGCGATAGAATTACAGCATTCTCAGACAATTCGACAGACGATTGTAATCTCATATCTTGTCTTGTCAAGCCCAAAATATTTTCTATCTCATCTGTTCCTGGATTGTAGATTGGCAAACTAAGCGACTTAATCCAGTCGTCCATTTCTTGTTTATATTTAGTCGTTTCTTCTCGTAGATTATTCATCATATATTTCTATAAGTTTAAATCCGTTTAATTCGCACCAGTTTCTTTTCCTCTGATCTGTATCCTGTTGTTTATGAAAATCTTGTTTCGTTTTATGGAAATGTTTGATATGTGTAGTATGTTGTTTACCATGACATTCAACTACCACATTGACAGATGGAATGAAAAAATCTAAAATAAATTTTTCATCAGATACATATACTTCCTCAAAAATAATGTCGTGTGGATACTCTTGTAGTAGTTGTTGACCAATCTTATATTGAAAAATAGATTTTGACTTATCGTATGGTCTTAAGTGTTTGGTCCGAAGCTTAAGCTTGCACGTACCACCATTCAGTGATTTTATTTCCATTCTATAATTCAATATCTTGTTGATTAAATCGTGCAGTTATGTTTAGCTTGCCGTTGAACAAACAACACTTTACGCCCGCCTCTTGCAACATGCGCCATCCATTCTGTATTGACTCAACCCAGGTCTTGTGATTAGCTGCTCTCGCCATCAATTGTGCGTGTCCAACTACTTTAATAATACCTGCTTCTATTATTGCTTTAGCACATTCAGAACAAGAATAAAATGGACAATACAATACAGAACCTATTGTACCCATTTGTACTTTGGCAGCTTTTAGAATACTCCCGTGTTCTGCATGGACGACTAATCTATATTTTGTTGATCTATCTTCCAATCTTTCTCGCGTTTCTGCTATGCCATTTGGAAATTTATTAGTTGCATATACAAAGTCTTCGTCATTATGACTTACTAGTACAGCACCGTTCTTGGTACTGGGGTCGGGACTAAATGTATTGCCGAAATCATACGCATTCGCAAGAAACAATTTAGCTGTAGTTGACGTCGTTAATGTAAATGGATTTGGTAACCATCGTAGTTGATCCGCCATATGATCCATTTTAGTTCTCCTGATCCTGCGGTAATACTATAGTTCGTATCTCAGATTCTAGTTGCATCAATTTATCTATATTATTTCTTAAGAAATTAGACAATTTAGCCAACCCTTGGAATTTTGGTGTCTCATCGTTCTCTGCGAACATTGGTACGGAATACCATGCACCAGCTTTCTGGACTAAACCCAAATTTTCGGCTGTATTGACTATGTCGCGAACATTGTCTATTCCTATGCCATATTTCAAAGGGATAGTGCACGGTAGCAATGGCCTGCCCATTGCCGATGACTGAACCATTATGTGCATATCGTGTCCATCTGGCGCGTTGGTCTCTGGGTTTTTATCCCACTGTTGCGTCCATGTAACTTTGAGCCAGACAGAACAAGCATACTGAACAGCGACACCACCCTTCTCTATATATTTTGGCCCACGAGGTTCCCTGTTGCTAATCATCTGAGAAATAAATATTAGAATTACATTGTTAGTATCAACGACCTGTTGTGCTCGACGGAAAAAGGCTGACAAAAGTTTTGCTGGTCCTGCCATATCCTTATTTGACCCGATTAATTCTTCTTGCTCTGTGATAGTAGATAATGCCGCTATGCTATCTATAACCACTACAGCTTTTTTTTGTGTTTTGGCTATCCGTTCAATAATGTTGAGATAATCTTCTGCAGATAGCGGCTTATCTATTTGGTGTGGTACTACCTGTAGTTTATCGGCATCTAATCCACCAATGGTACCAAGCAATTCTGGGGTACACCGACGTTCTATGTTAATATAAAACGTTGGTCTATTTTGTTTTTGGGCATTTCGTAATAGCTCTAGACATAATGTTGTATTGTGATTTACTATCCCGTTTGCTAAAAACGATTTGCTGATAGGAACACTTAAGTCTGCTGTATGCACAATACCCGTATCCAAGGCTGTAACTGTATCAAAAAACAAATGTGGATCAATTAACGATTCAATTGTCTGATATTCTTTCGTGTGTCGATAATCCAAAAATTGATTAAGCATCTTCCGAACCACATCCCTGCGGGCTTGACGTTTTCCTGATTTCCATCTATTGATTGTCGTCCTCAAGTTGTTCATTGTTCTTGAAAGAAAATATCCACGATCTCTGATAATTACTGTTTGTAGAGCAGTTATTGGTTCGTTCAGATACGGAACTGTATCGCATTTGGTAGATGATTTTCTACGACAAAGCGATTCTAGTGCTTTTCTTTTTCTTGGAATGCGGAAATTTATATAATCTTTAAATCTTTTTATTGATTCAGTATTATGTATATTTATTTCCCAATATTCACGACTTTCTGTGTGTCCCGGAGGAACAATATGTCTAACCCTGGTATTTGACAATATTCCTAAATTCATCAAAATGGTTTTTATTTGTATGGCGAGTATCCTAGAATTAGTGGTCGCACTTATTCCACTTTTCCCAATTGTTCCATCGGCATCAAAATAACCAGACAACATATTACATATGTTATTAATATTACATGTACGGATAAAAGCTGGTACTTGTTTGTATTTATTGATATAAAACTTCTCTCTTGTCAGTATTTTGCCGTATTTTACAGAATTGAAATGATGGTCCTTGTCTGCGTATGTTAAAACTTTACCATTTCTTTTAACTACAAAATCAACAAAAGCTTCATAACAAATAGAATCTTTTGTCGACAATTGTATTCTTTGATTGGCTATATGGCCGTCACCTATTAAAAGGCCGTAGACATAGGCGTCGTTGTTGTCAATTGACCTATTTCCCCATATATTATCCCCTCTACGACACACTAAAGTATCACCTATCTCGACATCTTTACCATTTTTCCATCTCTGGATACCGTCATGATCTAGTACCATCAACGGATGGTTGTGCGTTACACTAATTTCTGAACCAAATTTTGTATCAATTTTAATAACATTATCTATTCCATTATCATACCAAGATGATACTCGCTGCAATTTGCCGGTATTAGACACAACTCTAATTTTTGATAATGTTCTTAATTCTTTGAGATTCAATAGTCCATGATTTGTTACCACAAAAGTATTCTTAGAATCAACGCATTTCCCAGATTTTGGTTTGCCTGTTATCAAACATATTGTTCCGTCTGGTATTCCACCACTCAGTGCTATGTCCAAAGATAATGGGGTGTTCAGTATGTTACGTGACCGTGGTGGTAACGCCCTTGAGGCTGGTGCTATGATTCCTTCTCCGTGCACTCGCTCCAGAAATGCATCTAATGATTCTGCATTTACATCTGGTCGTTTTCTAGCCATTTTCCATTTCTCGTATTTTAGAGATGGTTGTCTTTTCCCCAGTATCAACAAATTTAGCATTTTCTTTAATATCTATATCTGAATTATACCGATTTACATCCATCTTGTTTCTGTCACGATTAATAATATCTAGTTGTTTAAAGGTCAATGCAATCACTCTGCTGATTGTTTTTTTAGCTGTTAACGACTTTATATTATTGTTCTTTATAACATGCACCAAAGCGGTTCTTACGACCTGGTCATCCATATTTAATTCATTCGCTAAATTTGCAATACCTTTCGTTTCTCTTCTATATTTCGGCCCCCAATATTTGGTATCTGACCAAAACCTTGGTGCCAATTTTCTATTCACATTCAGACAAACCAATTCTATGATAAATGACCTAAAAGTAGTATATAAACCCATCGTGGTCGGTGATTCGTATGGATGTTTTTCGTCTCGCTGTTGATGCCTAATAGCCATCTATTTGTTCTCAATCAAAAAGAAGCCAGCCTCATGTGGTTTTCTATCTTCCGTAATTGTATGATCAAATCTTGGCTTCCTGTGCCATACAATATTCACCACACTGCTGTCGTGATAGCCTATGCCAATATATTCGAATTGTGGTCCATTCCACACTGCATGTTTTTTGTATCCGAAAAAATATCCTTTTTGATTTGGCGGCATAGATATGTTGATATTCCTCGGAGCTTGTAGTCTTAATCCAGTAATAGATATATTTTTATTTATTTTTAACCATTCTGACAACCTGACCCAAGCATGTCTTGCTTTTGGTCTGTTGTCCTGAATTACCGTTCTGCCATCAGATAAAGACGCTAAAAATCTAATCTTCGGAGTTTTTTCAGCAACCGTAAAAGATATCAGCGAATCTTTTTGTGTATTCACCATGGGTTATTGCTTCCTTTTTTTTGTACTTTTAGGTGCCGATCCACGTCGTTGTTCGTCTGCTTTCATTGATTCAGCGGGTGTCATAGCATGGACACCCTTGCCGATATTCAAATTGTTGCCTGGTTCTAGGCATATAATCCGGCCATCTTTTACTTCTTTTTTCTGCTTAGATATATCATCATCTTTTTTGTCAACAAAATTGTTAAATTTTTCCGCAGCTTTGGATAAAAATACATTCCTTGTCTTTGAATGCAATCGTCCTAAATTAACATTCGAATCAGACAAAAATTCTAAAAAATCTTTTTTAAATTGCTCGAAAGTCATGACGGAATCTCCTCTGTGCTATCATAAGTGGTGTTCTATTTTTTGTTTTTAAAAAGGTTATATATTGCTCATAACATTTTTGACTGCACGAAATTAATCTACAATGTCTTGTGCTATGTTTTGGGTTTTGCTGGGTGATTGAGCCCATAGATTCCAATGGATTAAACAAGTCGCCATTTTGATTACTCAAAACCCAACATCTATCTTGTTCTTTTTTGGCGAATACATTAAACCTTGGTTTATGGTTCTTATTAATGCTGTGTGGTACCCCACCAACATCAACAGCTATGATTTTTTCTTCGCCCATACACGAAATCCTACATCAGTTTCTGGATCAGAATCTTCGGGTTCAACTACATCAAAACACAAATCATCACTTGGTGATCCTGGATAAAAAGTACCCAATATCTGTACAACATCAGAATGACCATTACATAGTTCGCATTTGACTAAAACACGAGTAATAACTTCAGCATCCGCGCCTTCTGGCGCGTCAACAAGTTGTAGCTGCAAAATATGCCTATTGCAATCGTTGCATTTGATCGGTAATATACCTTTGTTTTTAATACCTTTGAGTATCCGGGGGTTGTTATCGCTTTGTGTTGTTTCTATTTTTGATTTATCCACAGTTATATTTCTCCTGTTTTGATATATTTCTCGGGATTATTAAGAATTCTTTTATCAACAGATTCTTCTCTCCAGAATGGTGGTTCGGATTTGTTTTTATCTTGATTAAATTTGTCATTTTGGTTGGATTTCTTTTTCTGCTTACGACCGCCTAAGCATGGCGTTGATGTTCCTTTAACGATAGCAGCTGACCCACATCCGATCAATTTGATAAGCTTCGGCTGTTTACACTTTGGGCATTCTAATAGCGGTTGTGCAGACATAGAATGGAATGCCTCAAACTCATGGCCACACGCTTCGCATTCGTAATCATATGTAGGCATACCTTATTATACCTCCTAATCGGTTCTTTGTTCCGCGAAAGTTCCCTTGTTTTTTGCAAAATGGCCAAGATTCTTACGATCCTGTTCTGTGTACAAACCTCCGTCAGATGTTTCAATTTTCAATTGTTTCTTGATAGCCGAAACAACCTCTGGTGAACGTTGTCCAACCTTTTTGACAACACATGTTAGTAGGGTCAATAGGTTGTCACGTTTCAGAAACGCTTTCACAAACAAAAAGCCAGCCACGATAAAGATAACAGCCATGATACTACTTCCTATTATCACCCAGCCAGCACCCCCATAATTTATTGTATCAGCTTGTACGTCTTTTTGCCACAAAGACAACTTTTCTGCAATCTGTACTGTTTGTTCAATCATGTTATTTATCTCGTCTATCTGTTCAGCCACTACGGTATTATCGGCCTTTTGATCCACAACTTTCTCAAGTCGTTCCATGTCAGTACGTACACCCTGGATGTCAGTCTTAACCGCTTCGGGTGTCACACATCCCTGCATGACACCAAAGAGTATGGCTAGGATCATTATTTTTACTGATGTCTTATTAATTTGTTTTACCTTTTTCTTTTTCGATTTTGCTTAAGTTTTTTTGTACATTTTTGATTTTTTGCTGCAAAAACAGCATTAACCAAGTCGTCTGCGCGATGGTTTTCTCGCCTTGGAATCCATTTAATGGTGTAGTTTTCAAATTGCGATAATAGTTCTAGTACGAGATCACGATGTTGCCTAAGCTCTAATTTGTTAACCTTGAAGGTTCCAGTCACTTGTCTCACGACAAGTTGGCTATCCCCCATGATGTGAATAATATCTGCTCCGACCTTAATACTACCTTGTAGACCAGCAATTAGGGCACGATATTCAGCGATATTGGACGTGCCCGCACCACACGTTCGATGGCCAGATGCGATTATCTTCGTTTCGTCGTTTGGATCAACAAGTAACCATCCATATGCACAAATATTCTGTCGTATACCGCCATCGAAATAAAGTATAGCTTCCATTAAAAAGGTGTCTCTCCATCGCCGACTTCAGTTCGAGCGCCACTACACATGTCTCGGAAAAAACATCTTTCACAAGCACTTTCATTGTCTGTTTTCTTAAAATACGAAGGTTCGTCTTTGTGTTCGAATGACTCGGTCAATATCGGATATTCATTTCTAATTATACCCGCTTGTCTTTCCATATGTTTCATTGTTACATCTAGGTGCGGTATTGCCCTCTCTCCTATATCGGCATATGCTGCTAAATACACGGGTATAATCACTATGTCTTGTGGTTTTTTAGCCCACCCCTGTTTCATAGCATACATAGCGTATGTAACCAATTGATCTATCACACTCTCATTCACACGACCAGTCTTCCAGTCCAATAAGTGTACTCTACCACCATACAGAAAGCCACAGTCAATTTTTACTGCGACATCTTCCCCTGTGTTCAGTTTAAACTTTTGGAAATCTTCAATGGTAAGCCAGTCGTCGTCTGGCAGGCTTTGCATAATGGGAAACAAAGGCATATCATAAAATGCCTTAATGGATGATAGCACTTTATGCTTGAATGAATTGCACCTATCCTTGTCGAGATCTTCCTGATAAAAATGCTCCGCTAAGTTAATATTTTTTTTGGGACTTCCCTGCCATCTTTTATCGACCGACTGTTTCCAACCCTTACGTAACGCTTGTATACCACTATGCTGTGCCTGTTCCAAGGTCTTCCAATCACCAGTCGCACGACCAAAAGTAATAATGTCTTCGATTACATCGTGGACGACAGATCCCACGAACATCGGAAGATTGGTCATATTCTTTAGTGTGTAAGCTCTCTGTTTTTCTTGGGGAGCACTTGGTAACCAACCTTCCCACGCCTGAAAGTAAGTAAGATAATATTTCCACGCACATTCTCTTAGGCATTTGACCCGACTCTCGGACCACGCATACGACTGTTCTATATTACCCACTATGAATATCCTTAATCAACAAATATAGGTGCCTCTACGGTTTTACCAGCTTTTGGATTTATCAGGAAAAACGCCTGTTGCGGTTTCTCGAACGAAGCTTTAATGCTCAGTGCATATGGCCCGTAACCAATAATAGATCCGTTACCGACAGCGTTCTTGGTGGAAAATCGTTGGTGCCAATGGCCAAATACATCTAAATACGCCTGTTTAGATTGGTTCCATTGAGAAATAGCTTTGTTTAGTGGGATTGTTATACCCCCAACTCCACCCGCATATCTTAGATAGTTTCCATGATGAAATCGTAATGTAAAGTTGTATATGTCAAGATAGTTAAAATAACCACGGGATAGTTTGAATTTAACAATTTTGGATTTAGCATAATGATGCATCAAAAAATTGTATAACAACCATTCGTAGTTATTTTCTACACTTGTCGATATTCTTATCTTATCTGTTGTCCTTCCATGATTCCCTACATTTGTTACAATCACAATTTCTTCAAAATCACCATTTTGTACCATAAAATCGATAGCAGAAATGCACAACTTATAAACATCCAAACTAGCTTCTATCGGCGACATCGCATTGCTTTCCATTAGTTCGTCATGTATATAGCCTGCTATCAAATCTCCTCCAAGCCATATGACAAGCTTAGATATATTTGACTTCGACCTACACATATCAACTAACTTAAGTCCATTTTGAAAAACTTTGCGGAATCTGGCGGTTGCTATTGTCGGGTTATATTCATTTAAACCATCAATTTTCTGCGGGTCAACAAGTTCTTCGTAATGGAGATCTGAACATAACATAACGGCTGTTGATTCGGATGGCTTGCCTTCTTTCTCTATGCTGATCGTGTTATTATTTATATGTTCCAGGTTCCGTGAAAACACTTCCATGGCATTGGTCTGTTGTGTTTGTCGTTCAAACAACTGAAGCAATTCATTGTATTTGGCTTTTAACTTTCTGTTATCTTTGGCCACCGACCTAAGCTTTGCATCCAAACCGATTTCTTGATCTGGCGACAATTGTGGAGAACCAGCTACAAGACCTTTATCAATCGCACGATTATATCTACCACTTAATGTTTGTCTTGGTATACCTGCCGCTTTGGCTGCCCCCGATATAGTTCCA